CAACTCTATCTGCAAAGGGTAAATATTCTTTATCAAGTATTGCTTTTATCTTTGGTCTTATTGCTACTGCACCTTGTAATTCAATAAGCTTACCAGCATCTCTTGGTAAAGTAGTATCGGCTAATGATATGATTTGTTCTTCTATTTTATCTAAGGCTCTTGTTAATGATTCGTAATATTCAACTTCGGCTTTTTCAATACCTGTTATTCTGTATTTTGTTAATTCTTGTACTATATCTGCCATAATTTGTTCCTTGATTGTTCTACACAAAAAACCTTTAAAAATCTAGTTTTCTTATAAATATATTGTCCGTGAATATATAATCTAAACGACGGGTTTTTTTGTCCATATAATTATATTTTATGGACATGAATATTAATGATCTTATCCAAAATAAAAATAATATTGGATTATATATAATGAACAAGTTTATTAATATTTTAAAAATGAAAGGAGTAAATATGTATAAACTAAAAAAAGATATAACACCGATAGAAAGAGAACATGGTGGTTATGACATTATCTTTTGGGATAGTAAAAAGGATGATGCTGTTAATGATTACTTTATGCCTAAAGGAACCCTTGGGTATTTAGTAAATCAAGGTAAAACAAATGGCAAAAGACATCTTACTTTTTGGTTTGCAGACGAAACTATGGAAAATAAATCCATTGAGTTTTTTGGCTGGAAACATTTAAAAGAATATGTTGAACCTATTGGCGATTACTATGAACAAATAGTAAAACATGGTAAAATTCTTTATCATTAAATAATAACCTAAAAGGCGATCTGAAAAGATCGCCTTATATCTGTTCTTCGGCTACTGTTTCTTGTTGTACTTCGTCTTGGGTAAATTCTCCAACTTCAGACTTTGTATCTATTTCTTCAAATATCTCATTTAGTTTTTCGTCATCATCAATTACTGCTCTTGCAATTTCTTTATCAACTTCTTTATTAAATGTGGGAGAGCCAATGTTTATAGATTTTGCTTGTTGATAATAAACTAAATCTGAAGCATAATCTCTTATATTAAATGAATTAGGATAATCTATTTCTCCATTAAATTCTGTGTTTTGGAATAGAGCATAAAGTTTAAATAATTGTTCTTCTGCTAATTGTAAATTATCTGCTTTTTCAGATAGTCTTGCATTAAGTAATTCAAATTCTGTTTGTAAAGCTATTCCACTTGATACTTGTGTTTTAGTTGTTCTTACTGCTCCCGTGTGTGCAATTCTATTTATGGCATCAACCTTTTTAGTTATTGAATCCATAATGGATTGTAGGTTAGAACCTGATGGCTGTAATAGATATGGTTTTAGATTTGGTTCTATTTCTTCAGGCATTTCTATTATTGCACCAGCACCAGCACTAGCATTTACCGATGGAGTCTTAACTAATGATGGATGATTTGTTAATCTAATAAGTTGCTCTATTTCTGAGAACTCATTGTAGATTGCTTTCTGCAAATCAGCTATATCAGTAAGGTCAGATTGGCCAATACCTCTTTTGTGCGATTTGGCATTGTACAAGATAACTGCTGGAATCTTACCAATCTGATTATCGGCAGTATCTATTAAAGTTGGTTCTGACCCATCTGCTCTTACATAAACAGTATCTATTCTGTCAGAAAACCATATTCTATAATATGTGCCACCACTTCTATCAACTTCTTCTCGCACTTTTAAATAATCCAAAGAGTATTTTCCATTAACCTCTCTTTTGTAATTCCAGTCTAATATATTTTCAGGAGTTACAATAGAAAGATAAGGTCTTATATCTTGTTGCAATTCTTCAGCTTTTGTATTTGTAGTAATTTTAGGTTTGTCCAAAATTAAAAAACAATGTCCATATATTGCTGAATAATTTTGTGCCTGTTTTATAACACTTGTAAAATTATTTCCTTCTAAGTCAGCATCTTTCATAAAAGATTCTAAACTAGATTCATCTGCCATATCTCCAAAATCTCTTGAAGCTTTTACTCTAAATAAAAATGATGAATAAATTTGAATAATATTTTTACAATGGTTATCGCAAGGAGTGTTTAAAAGTCTTTGATTAAATTCATTGTCAAGTTCTAAATTATATCTATTTAAGTATTGACCTACCTGATAATCATAACCGCCATTATACGATCTAATATAATATTCCCAATTCGTTATTGCTTCTTTAAAATCTTTATGAGTATCTATTATTTGATCTTTGCTGTATGCCATATTGCCTTTGTTTAATATTCCATCTTTCAGGTTGCTTAAATGGTGTTTGAATAATCAAGGGTTTTATATAATCTATTAAATAGCCCAGAGCATCATTCATGTGGTCATAACCATCTTCCTTATCAGGAATATTTGTATTCTCTTTATATATTTGTCGCTGAAGTCCTTTTAGCAAAGTTTTACAATTATTGCTAATGAAAATATGTCGTTTGCCCAAAGAATCTTTGAGTCTTGAATTAACTGCATTGACTCTATCACGAATTGCTGTGTGTTTAAATTTTGCTTTAACTTTGAATCCAGCATTTTGTAAAATACTTAAATCTGTTCTCCCACCAGCAGATGTTTTTCTTTGTCTTGAAGCTGGGTCAGGATAGCAAATTATTTGAATTTTAGTTCCATATCTATCTTTGATTTCCTGTACTAATTCATCTGTATTACTTCCATAAATTACAATTTCATCAATAAAATATATCTTTTCTTTTTCTATTTGAGCAACACAACATGACATCGGATCGACATTAAAATCGACCCCAAGATGTAAGGGTTTTGTCCAATCAATCTGTCTAGGTTTAATAACATTATCAACAGGATGGAAGTTATAATAAACAGCACCAGAATAGTTCTCAAATGTACCCTCAAACTCTTGTCTAAATGTTCTAACATCTAAGTCCAATCTAGCTTGTTCAAGTTCTTCCTTATTAACCATTCCACCATCTAGTGTGGTAAATTGAAAGCTATCCCATTCCTTATCTTGCTTTCCTTTGAAATACATTTCATAGGACCAATTACCATAACCTCTTGGCGTTCCTGTAAATAAAACATCTCCTAAAGTGTCAGAAATAGAAGCCCTTAATACTTCAAACCATGTTCGTTTATCTATATCAGCAAACTCATCTAATATTAAAAAGTTAATTCCTGTACCTCTTAGAGCATCAGGTTGATCTGCTGATTTTAAACTTATAGTGCTATTAGATTTTTTAATTCTT